AATGTCATTAGTCTTTGAGATCTTACTTCTTTCTGCATCAAAGAAGAAGTGCCTTGAGCTTTAATCTCTAGATCACCTAGTATATGCGGAGCATCATCATTAAATTGCATGTTCCAATAAAATAATGTTTGTCCTAAGGGTTTTAATAAATAGTCATCTATATTTTTAATTACTGTTTTAATATTTAAAGCAGCAGCACCCATTAACATTGACATACCAGATGCTGTTCTAGTTGTAGACTGTACACCTGTTGCTCCATGTGAGTATGATGGTATACCTGTTGCTTCATCAGCAAGTTGTCTAAATTTATCAAACATTTGTAAATTTTCAAAAGCTGTATTAGGAAACTTAACTCCATGTATAGCTTGACCTGTTTGACCACTTTGTCTTCTAAATATTTTACCAGGAAATACTTTCATATCTTGTCCAGGTACTAGCATTGTTTCATCAACATCAAATACTAAATTACCTGCAAGTGCCAAGTTATCTATAGCCATTCTTGCATGACCATTCATAACTTGTTGAGAGTCTTCCATATTTTCTGGAATACCTATTCCAAAAAATTGATAAGGGTTTAATTCATAAGGGCATACTAAGTATGGTAATCTAGTTGGTGTAAATGGATTTTGTACCATTCTTAAAACTTTATTACCACATATCCATACATTAACATGTATTACATCTGAATCACCTTCATATACTAAACCACATTCATCTGCAGTATCTCTATCTATTATACCCCAATATTCTAAAACTTCAAATCTATTTTTATAAATAGATGTAATATTTTCTTTATCATATAATGAAGATTCAAATCCTCTAGTTTGATAATTAGGACCTTCTTCTAAGCAGGCCATAACAGCTTCTCTATCAAACATTGGTTTGTCTGCTAAGTCTTGAAACTGTGCTTTATTATAAGAATGACGTTGAATTATATAATCACAGTCATTTATACTTGTAGCATTTGGATCAGGATAAAAATCCCAACATGATACAGCTTCTATTGAAGGGACAACCTTTGATTTAGTTGCATGTACTCTTGTTATATTACCTTCATCATCTTCTGCTGTATTAAATTGATGATATTCTTTTGTATCTGTAAATGGACCTTTTAATATACCAGTTCCTAATAATGCCATTTCAAAAAATACATGACGCATTATTGTAATAGCTTTACTTTCTTCTAGCTGATCATGGATTAATTTTTCCATTTGTTCAGCAGCCATTTTAGCTGGTTCTATTTGTGGAGCACCTGTATAAGATGGTCCTTCTGTAAAACCTAAATTTGCATAATCTGCATTTAGATTTTTCATTAGATCATTTGCAGTTACACCTGGTGGTATTTCTTTACCATCACCAGGGAATCCATAAACATTAGTTTCAGGTTCTTGGTTTTGTTGTCCTGGATCTAGATGTGCTCTTTCATCAACTTCTTCTGGAACTGATGTAGGAAATACACCTAGTGGAAACTTACCTTGAGAAAATAGAACTTCAATTATCTGACCAAAAGAAGCAAGTACTTTTGTTTTTGTAATCTTAACAAATACTCTAGACTTTTCACTTTCACGAAAAGCCATTTCTGGTCCATATAAACCTCTGTAATTTCTATAAGCCTTTAACCATCTTTTCTCATCATATACTTTAGATGTTTCAGCTTGATAAAATTTTTCTCTAATTAAACCTATTAAAGAATTTCCTTCAGCTTCATATCCGCCATTCTTTTCTTTATCTTCATCCATTAAATTTTTTTATGTGAATTAGTAATCTCTTTCTTCAGCCATTCTAAAGATTGCAGGATCTACTTTGTTATTAGCTTTCTTAGCTTTACCTTCTACATCTGGTCCTAATTTAGGGCCACTATATCCACCACTAAACTCTAAAGGTTCATTTGGTTTCTTAGGTGCGTCTGGTGCTAGTTCGCCTTCCATGTATCTTTTCATCATTTGGGTTTTCTCCTTTTAGTTTTCTTTTTAACTTTTTTAGTTTTCTTTTTAGTGCCTGCATAGATGACAGGTATAAAATTACTTTTGGGTCCAAGACTCATTAATAATCTTTTTCATCAGCCATATTAAACAATGAATCTTGCACATGCTCAGAACCAGATTTAGTTGGTTCATTTACATCATATTCAAACTCTTGATATTTTCTAGGTGCATGTTTTGAGAAATCAATGTTAGTATGTTCCCTGTTTGGATTTTTTCCATCAGGTGCATCACTAAACTGACCTTGTTTAACTTTAGCTTTTGGATCAAATTTTGTTTCCATTGTGCTCTCCCTATATTTTGATTTTTTTAATCTTTAATATATTTTTAGTTGGTATGGTAGTGTGCCCACCACCTTGTTTTATAACTCCATTATCTTCAAATATAAAATCTGCCATGATAACAGTAGTCTTACTATTTTGTTCTACCAGCCAACCAAAGCTACAACAAATAGCAGTCTTTGATTTTTTTATATCTGGAATATCAGACCATTCACATGATCCAACAATATCTTCCCAGTATGCAATCACTAGATCATAGGGAAAATTTTTTTTATTTATTTCTGGTATTTTTCTTTTTAACATCTTTTAATTTACCAGAATTTTCCATAGCATAAAATACGGCTTCACCTTTTTTCTTACCGTATTGTTTAACCATAGAGTTTTTAATTTTTTTACCTTTTTTATTTAGTGGCATTAATATCCAAATTTACTATCTGCTGCATGAAATTCATTTTGTGTAATAAATGTTCTAAATCTTTCTGCATATTTAGGATGTGTAGGTCTACTCATACATCCGTATCTTAATGCATCATATGCATGATCTTCAGCATTAGTATCTACATCTTCAGGATTTTTATCATCTGTAGGTAAAGATCCTAAAGTTCTAATTAAGTTTTTACAGGTTTTAAATATTCTTATACCTGGTTCTTCATTTTCTATTCGTAAACGTTTATGTATTTCTAGTTTACCATTAATTCTACTTTTAGGTGATCTATCTGACGGCCTCCATCTGCATCCAGATCGAATCATAGTTTCTGCAATGCTTGGACCCACATCACCTCGTTTTGCCCATGTACTAGCGTCTAAGACCCCGTAATGAATGTATTCTCCGTTCTCTAGAGTAAGGACTTGACGTGCGAAATTATCTGCTGTAACTTTGGAAGTATATAACTCTCTATAGATCCACAGATTATTATTATAATCGACAGCAAACCATAGAACACAAGCAGGAGAAGAATAACCCCAGTCAGCAGCACGAAATTTATACCAGCCACGAGGTATTTCAAAAGGTTCAACCACATGTGTTGTTTTGCTAAATTCTGGAAAAGCTGAGTCTTCATAGGCATCCCAATCTCCATCTAAAAATTGTTTACGTTGCACTTCAGGTAATGATGCAAGCATAATATAATAATCATCAGTTTGCATTAGATAAGGATTATCTTGTAACTTAGCTGGAATAAATCTTCTAGTAATATATTTTTTTCCAACAGGCGTATCTATCCCTACATCAAACGCTGCATTTGGTTCACTAGGTTCAACAAACATTTCTCGAACCCATTGTGATCCTACATTGCCTGGATTACCTGTAGCTCTCATATAGACAGGTATATCTTTATCAACGGATCTTAAAGAAGATCTTAAAAAATTATATATATCTGGCGAAGGATATTGTGGAAGTTCGTCTATTCCTATCCATGTGTAAGATTGACCTTGGTATCGCAAAGCGTCTGTCATGTTCTCTGCGTATCCGAATTCGATCTTTGCTCCCGAGGGAAATCGCCATTCTTTTTCTTGTTCTCTCCATTTTGCACCAGGAAATGCTTTTGAGTATAATAGTTGAGACTTTTGAATTAAGTCTCTTAACTCAGGCATTGTCCTCCTTACTAAGAGTGCCCTGTGTAGAGCTTTATCACAATAACGAAGCGGATCTACTAGCATCGCATATGATTTACCACCGCCTCTAGCTCCACCATAAAATACTTCTCTTTCAGAAGCTGCAAGAAATTCTGTTTGTGGACCTTCATTAGGTTTAAAAATAACTTCTTGCTGATTTATGTGCTCTTTAACATTTTGAGGAGCACTCTCGATTATATCCTCTGTAAGTAGTTGTGTGTCTTTTCCTGATAATGATTTATCTATAGTTAACAGTTTATTTTTAGTATTTTCTGCGTGACGTTTAGCAGAACGTAAAGATTGCTCTGCCTTTGCAACTTTCTTACGAGTTCGAGCTAGTATCTGTTTGACTGACTTCTTGGCTTTCTGCTGTATTATTTTCTTCGGTTTCGGGGGTGCTATTTCTTGCGAGTCTTTTTCTAAGTCCGACATGTGATATGTATCTTCCTGTTTTTCTATGTAGCCAAGATGCTGTTTCTCTT